ATTGCATGATCGATAGCAACAACGAAACATTAATTTCTACTACAGACGTTCGGATCGAGTGTCTCTATGATGGACAACCATTGAACTTCAAGCAGAAGGAAAAGACACCACCTTCACAATCCCTGACTCCAGTCAAGGCATACGCTTGTGGTATGATGGCATGGGAAACACGCAGATATAAAACGAACATGGAGAGATACAACTCTGGATATCATGGTGGGGACGGAAAGACTGGATTCTTCCCAGTGTCTGGGTTTGCATCAGTTGATATTGATACAGTTGATGACTTTCTTTTGGCGGAGAGAATCGTAGAATCTATGGATAACGATCAAAAGATGGAAGTTCAATACTACGATCCAGAATTACACTCGGGCGTTCGTTCCGAAGTTCATGTTCCTAGTATTCTAAAGACTGATGGTGTTGAAGACGCGAACTACGATCAAGAGAACCAGACTATTACGAACATCGATGACCTTTTAAAAAAAAATATGAATGATTCGTGGATGCATCGTCTGGTAAATTCCGAAAGTAATAGTTGTTGTATAATCCACCAAAGGCCTGGAGAAGGAAATCGCCGTCACTATCATCCATCATGGAATGAGTGGTGGTATATACTAAAGGGTGAATGGGACTTCGAGATCGAAGGAACGGTTCATAGAGTTAAGAAGGGTGATTTGGTTTTCATTCCAAAGAACCAATGGCATTGTATCAAATGTGTTGGTGATCAACCCGCAGCAAGACTAGCAGTGAGCAGAGCAGACGTAGCACATGTCTATAAAAACGACTAATATGAGTTTCTGGGATATGCGGATTGACTTTGATAAGAGTCATGGAAGTTATCTCTTCGATAAGAATACTAACAGAGAGTACCTAGACTTCTTTGGTATGTACTCGTCTCTACCTCTCGGATACAATCACAAAGTATTTGATGAGGAGTTCCATCGTGAAATGAGAAGTATCTCTACCACCAAGGTCGCCAACTGTGAATTCCATACGGACGTATATGATAGGTTCTGTGATAAGTTGAATCAGTTTGCTGGTCTTGGTAAGTACGAAAACTATCACTTCACTTGCACCGGATCATTGGCGGTCGAATGTGCCTGCAAACTTGCAATGGATTACAGTGGCAAAGATACTATAGTTTCCCTTGCGAATAGTTTTCACGGTATTCATTCTTATGGTAATTTCGCCACTAGCAAATTCCATCCAGTGAAGGATCGTCTTCATGGATTCCCCAATCTTGACTGGCCGAAAGTTCATAATGTATCTGAATTAGACTTTCAAATAAACAAAGGTAATATTGCCGGTATTTTGGTTGAACCAATTCAAGCGACATTTGGAGACAATCACTTTAGCATGGGATATCTAAAGTCTATCTCTAAGATGGCAAAGGACAATGACATTCCGTTGATCTTCGATGAGATTCAAACAGGGTTTGGTACAACAGGCAAACCTTGGTACTTTGAGCATCTTGATATCGAACCGGACATTGTTGTGTTTGGCAAAAAAAGTCAGGTGTCTGGTATCATGAGTACCCCAAAGATCCCGTTCACAAACGGCAGTCGTTTGTGTGTTACCTTTGATGGTGATATAGTAGACATGTTGAGATCAACTTATATCATGAAGGCATACGAAGAGTATGACTTGTTAAATAATGCTATACAACAGGGAAAAAAATTAATCAACGATCTTTCCTCTGTGGATGGTTTGCTAAATGTTAGAGGCATCGGATTGATGATTGCCTTTGACATGGAAAGTAAAACTATCCGTGATGATTTTGTTGACAAACTTAAGAATAATGGTATGATATGTAATCCTACCGGAGAAAAGTCGGTTAGACTGCGACCAAACCTAGCAGTAACTGATGATGACATAGAACAATGTATTCACATAATAAGGAGAAGTACATGAATAGTGCGCCGTTTGGAAATCTAGAAGAACAGTTGAGAGCAAAGACCGAAACTCCCGAGTGGGAGAGAATGATTGAGGGTGTCAACAATGCTGATACCATTTACGTTATCGGCAACGGTGGAAACATGGCGGTTGCTAGTCATGCAGCAGCAGACATCACTCGACTTACTAACAAGAGAGTCTGGAGTCTAGACAGTCAATCTCTTCTGACCTCCATCGCCAACGATTTCGGTTATGAAAATATCTTCAAGAATTGGTTAGAGCATTACGCAAATCCAGAAGAAAGAAACATGGTGATTGGATTCTCGGGATCTGGTAATTCAAAGAACGTGGTTTCTGCATTAAACTGGGCAAGTGAAACACACAACTGGGGATGTACTTTGATCTCCGGATCTGGTTCTAACTGTCTGGATTCTAATATCCCAGAGATCAATTTTGATAATGACTATTTCCACCAGCATGAGATTCTTTCTGTCATGTGTTTCTACGAGATTGTATACAACCTCGGACACAAGTGTCCCACGATCAAGGCAGAACTTGTGAGGAAGTATGGAACGGTATGAGATACTGTTTTGATTTAGACGGAACCCTTTGTTCACAGAGAGTAAAGGACTACCAGAATGCTGAACCGTTCATGGATCGTGTTCACGCAGTCAATCGTCTATATGATGCGGGACACTATATAATTATTGATACTGCACGGGGAAGTGGTGCTACCAAAGGAAAAGATTGGCACGACATAACGGATAGTCAATTGAAGTCTTGGGGACTTAAGTATCATGAGTTGAGAACTGCTGTCAAATTTTCTGCCGACATTTACGTCGATGACAAAGGACAGCATTGTGATGATTTTTTTGAGGATGATGATGCTAAGACAACTACTAGTTTCTAACGAAAAAAATTTCGTATACCATTTCATACCAAGAGCAGGAGCAAGTTCTCTAAAGTATCACCTTCAGAAGTATCTAGAGGGTGTTGTTCCTGTTCATAAAGATGATGTAGAGGTTCATGATTCTCCGTTGCATAAGGAGATCCGCAAGGTTGCAAGATCAGTTGCTGATCTGCCAAATTACCCAAACCATTTTAAGTTTGTGGTAGTTCGTAACCCATACGATAGAATAATTTCTTATTACTACGAGTATATTGCAGAGGACTTTGATAAATTCCTAGAGTATATCGATGTTCTTCGTCATGACTGGCAACCGAGCAAGCACGATCATATTATTCCTATCCGGTACATGATGAACAAAACATCATACTATGATCGAATCTATAGACTAGAAGACAATGCATTTGAAATGATTCAGACCGAATTAAATCTTGATCCCTTTGAGGATGTCCGATTCAGTGTGTCTTCTAGACTGGGTGAGCAACACCCTCTAACAGAAACACAGATGAAAAATCTTTGTGATCTAGTAGAAGAAGTTTATGATATTGATTTACAAACCTTCAATTACGCAAGGGAAGATTCTAATTATTTGAGGAGAATGCATTATGTTTGATTGGACAAAACCAACAGTTCAGATGCTCGGAAGATGGCAACCATGGCACGATGGACACAGCGCCTTGTTTGAGAGAGCAATGGAAAAAACTGGACAGGTATGTATTATGTGCCGAGAAGTCGGTGGAGTTGATGCTGGTGTAGAAGGACAGGCAGACAATCCATTTGAGTTCAATGATGTTGTTTCGAGAATACGAGAAGCGTTGGGCGAAAGAGGTTATGACTATGGAGTTGAATATGTGATTCTCAGAATCCCCAATGTGATTGACATCTCATATGGCAGAACTGTCGGTTACACCTTTACTGAACATGATCTCGGCGAGGAAGTTCATGGTATTTCCGCGACTAAGGTTAGAGCAGAAATGCGATCACGCGGAGAACTTTGAATGCCCATTGCTCATTGCACCGGACCATGGTCAGGTTTGTATTTAGATCTACCTTTCAAGTGTCATGTAGACACTAGACTAGTATCTAATTTCACCAGAGAATCAGACACAAAGTATGTTTACATTGACAGTGAACCGCCGTGGTCATGTTCATCGATCGATGAGATTAAATCTGCTGCGGAGCGATATGATTTAATTATGACAACATATAACGAAGACATCATCGAACAGATTCCCGGTTCAATCATGTATCATGTTCACCATGATCCTTACATGGACCCTGCATACAAACCAGAGTTTGATGAGAAAAAGTTTTATGTCAGTTACCTTGTTTCTAATTGGAAAGAAACAAAGCACGGTTTCTGGATTCGTAAACCAGCAGCAGAAATTCTGTCTAGTCACAGTGTTCCGCACAAGGTCTGGTCTGGTCGTCGAACTCCACATCCCGATGCAGAACTGCTACCACAAACGTATCCGTCCACAGTGCTTGATGATTACAACAAGACTATTATGTTCGATTCTATGTTTTCAATTGCAGTAGAAAACCATATCCAAAGAAATCACTGGCAAGAAAAAATTCTTGGATGCTTTTGGACACGAACCGTTCCTATTTACTTTGGTGCGCCAAACTTGTCCGAGTTTGGTTTCCGACAAGATGGGATACTACAGTTCAATACAATCGAGGAACTATCTGACATACTAGACAGTCTTAGTCCAGAATTGTATGAAGACATGAAAGAGGCGGTAGAACATAATTTCCAACTCACCATGAGTGACTACAATATTTCACAGCACGTTGATATTGCAAACGGAATCACCAAACATTTTCTTGGTGACGTACCAGAAGCAAATAGATTCGTCAGTGTAGAAGAATTTAACAAGGGGTGGCCATGGAAGAGGTGATAAACAATCCTATTCTTATCGACAAAGACTTTGACTACACTGGTTCGGGGAAGTTGCTTCGTGCTAAGAATCCAAACGAACCAATCTTCAGTGTCGTGGGACATTCCCTGAAAGTTTCTATAACTGCGGTGATTGTTGACAACGATCAAACACTAGTAGAGTACAGTGATATTGGTTCTGGTGTATTGTGGATTTTGGGATGCCAAGCAAAAAAATTAGTTACTGGTTTTGCTCCTGAGTCTAGTATTGTTGTGGTTGGATCTCAAGTTTCGTGTGATTTTCTTGACGATGTAACGGCACTTAACAAACTAACAAGGGCAAATTTAGGCAACACCCGCGAGTACAATGATGCCGTCGTCAATCCTATCCTGCATAACGAACCAACACCCGGAGAAGTTTTGACATTTCAACTAAAAAAGAATTTGACAAACGGTATTGGATGTGTTATAGTTAAGAATGAAAACATAACATATGTTGGAGGATTTGCTGGTGATCCAATCACGTTAGATTTAAACAACAATCCCACTGTATGGGAATGTTGCTCCCTAAATAATAGTAACAATTTACCCAGTAAATCAATTTTTATTAATTCATATCTTTCATCGTATTATGATGAAGATAACTTTGTTCATATTAATCCCCGTTCAACATTTGACTTGAAAGAACCTATCAAGTTCGCTGATAGGAAGAAAGGATCAGAATGATTTTACTATCGAACCACCTACTTACTCTACCCGAATTCCAAAACGTGAAGAATGTTGTTGTAAGAATCAACATGGCACATGTGAAGGACAAGACTGAATTGGACAAGTTTGTCAACGTCGGTAAGGATATTTTTCTAGATTACCCAAAGGGCAGAAGTAAACCACCACGACCAACCCTACATGTCCCAGATGCACTAGAGATGATGGCAAAGTATCCGAACATCAAATACTTTGCAGTGTCAAACATCGAGACTCCATCTGAAGTGAACATGATCGCAAGTGTCCTCCCAGAACACGTTAATTTCTGTCCCAAGATTGAAACTGTCAAGGGTGTGGTTGGACTGGAAAAGATTTTCCAGACTGGACATGTTAAGCACATCATGCTTGACGCAGAAGATCTTTACACAGACACACAGAACGATGTCGAACTGTTCCTACAGTTGAAGGAACGAGTACGAGAAACGTGTAAGCAGTATGATGTGGAATGTCTAGAACTTTACGGAGTGGTGTTTAAAGGATGAAAGAATACAAGAACAGCAAAGGAGAAGTTCTCCACTGCATCTATCGTCTAGATGATTGCCAAGAAGATCGATGTGACTTCACATCTGAAGATAAGTATTTGCAGGGTGCTGTTATGAGAATGAACGATGGCAAGTCATTCAAAAACCACAAGCATATCAAGTGCGAAAGACACATCGACATCACCCAAGAAACATGGGTGGTCTTTCGTGGTAAAGTTCAAGTTGATTACTATGATGAGGATGCAAACTTCATGGGAACAGAAGTAATCAACGCAGGAGACTGCACCATTACCTTCGCAGGAGGACATAAGTTCTCTTGCTTGGCAGACGACACTCTGGTGTATGAATTTAAGAACGGACCATACTTTGGTCGTGATGCAGATAAGGTTCTTATCAGTGAATGAAATCGTTGCAGATTTTGAAAATAAAATAGCAGAGTTTTACGGTGCGCCTTATGGTGTCGCCGTTGACTGTTGTACGCACGGGATGGAACTGTGTCTTCGTCGAGCAAGACTCGCAGGTATTCAACACATTGAAATTCCATGTAGAACTTATTTGTCGGTCCCCATGATGACAGAAAAGGTTGGTGTGAGTTTTGATTGGATCGAAGACGAATGGAAAAACTATTACTACTTGGGTAACACAAACATAATAGATGCCGCCGTTTTTTGGGAACGTGATGGTTATATTCCCGACACGTTCATGTGTCTTAGTTTTCAGTTCCAGAAGCACTTGAGTTTAGGTAGAGGCGGCATGATCTTGACTGATAATAAAGATGCTGCTTTAACCTTGAAAAAGATGTCATATGATGGTAGAATACCAAGTGTCCCGTGGAGGGAACAGAATGTCGATACGATGGGATATCATTATTACATGACACCTGAAACTGCACAACTTGGCCTAAATAAATTAGGTGAAGCGATAAATACAAAACCTCGTGAATGGACAGTGACTGACTGGCCGGACTTAAGAAAGATGGAGATTTTTAATAATGAGTAAAGTTGCATTGATTACTGGTATTGCAGGGCAAGATGGTAGTTACCTTAGTGAGCATTTGGTTGAACAGGGTTATGAAGTTCACGGAATGATCAGAAGGCAGTCTACTGCGGAAAATCAAGAGAACCGATTGGATCACCTGATCAGAGAAGATAAGATCAACACTCACTATGGTGACTTGCTCGATGTGAGTTCTCTTACCAGAATCATTTTGGAAACTAAACCGACACACATTTTCAACCTCGGTGCCATGAGTCATGTCCGAGTTAGTTTTGATGTGCCACAATTTACGATTGAAACAAATGGTATTGGTGTGCTTAGTATGCTGGAACTCTATCGACAACATTGTCCAGAGGCAAAGTTCTATCAAGCATCTTCTTCTGAAATGTTTGGTAACTCAGTGGATGATGATGGTTTTCAACGAGAGACAACTCCACTCACTCCAGTCAGTCCATACGGTTGCTCGAAGGTTCTAGGTTACAACCTAGTCCGTCATTATCGTAACGCATACAATCTTCATGCGTGTAATGGTATTCTGTTCAATCACGAATCGCCACGCCGTGGTTCCAACTTTGTCACGAACAAGGTTGTCAAGACTGCCGTACAAATCAAACTCGGACTTGTGGATAAACTCGAACTGGGTAACATGGATTCGTACAGAGACTGGGGACACTCCAAAGACTACACCCGTGGTATGATTGACATTATCAATCACGACGTAGCAGACGATTTTGTTCTTTCGACTGGTGAGACTCACTCAGTTCGTGATCTTGTTAACGTGGTGTTCAGTCATCTTGACATGCACTGGCAAGACTATGTTGTGCAGAATCCAAAGTACATGCGACCAGAAGAACTCAAGTACCTCAAGGGAGATTCCACCAAGGCACTCGCTGCTTTCGGGTGGGAACCAGAGTACACATTTGAATCGATGATGCACGAAATGGTGGATCATTGGATGGAAGTATTTAAACGATGAGTTATTTGGTTACAGGTGGTGCAGGATTTATCGGTAGCAATTTAGTTCAGACACTTCTAGATGAGGGAAGGGAAGTTGTTTGTTTAGACAAGAACCCACACGGAACTTTACATCAAGGTTCTATAAATTATATTGGTTCTGTCAATAACGTCGAACTACTAAGGGATCTTGTCGAGAGGTATGATGTCAAAACTATTTTCCATATGGCGGCAGAAGCAAGTATTCAAGTTTCGTTGAAGGATCCTATACACACTACACGGCAGAATGTTTTAGGAACGAATAGAGTTCTTCAGACTGCAAGAGAATGTGGAGTGGATCGCGTTGTGTTTTCCTCTACCTCTGCTGTGTATGAGTGTGATCACCTGATTCAATGTGAGTCCTCTCATCTGAAACCAACACTGAATCCCTATGCAATGTCGAAATATTGTGCCGAGCAATTGTGTGAGTTCTATAGCAACTATCTCAATGTAAACACCTTTCGTTACTTCAACGTGTATGGAAACGGACATAGAGTTGATGGTGCATATCCTCCCGTGGTAGCAATTTTTATGGAGAGACAGAAGCAAGGTCTTCCACTAGAGATTGTTGGAACGGGAAACCAGAAACGAGATTTTGTTAATGTGTCTGATGTCGTGCGTGCGAATATAATGATGGCAGATTCTGATATCAAAGGCGGAATCTACAATGTTGGTTCTGGTGAAAATCATTCAGTGAAAGAAATTGCTGATATGATTTCAGAAAATCAAATACATATAGAGCAGAGAAAAGGTGAAGTCACTTCCACTCTTGCGAACATTCATAAAATTAAAACTGAATTGAACTGGTCCCCTAAAACTTCTCTTGGGGATTGGATAAAAAATGAACTGGAGATGAATTGATGGATAACTCACGCCCAAAAATTACCCTTTGTATGATTGTAAAGGACGAACACCACTGTATCGAGAGGTGTTTGGAGTCTTGTTATCCTCACATCGACAGGTATGATATCACTGACACCGGATCGACTGATGGCACACAGGACATCATCAAGAAGTTCTTTGATGAAAAGGGAATCCCCGGTGAAGTTCATCAGTCTGACTGGAAAGGATTCGGTGATCACGCTGGTAAGATGGGATCACGCACCGAGTCACTCCACAATGCAGAAAAGAGCGATGCTGAGTATGCATGGGTTATTGATGCAGACGACTCGATCGCCGGTGACTTCCGTTGGCCTGAGGAAATGGATAAACATTCATACTCACTGAAAATTCATCGCGGTGATTTTACATGGTGGAGAAACCAAGTCTTCAAACTCGGTATGGGTTGGAAGTATTCGGGTATCCTACATGAATATGCCCATTGTGATAATGGTGCAGAACCAATAACTTCAGTTCGTATCGACGGTAACTATTATGTCGAAGCAAGAACCGAGGGAAATCGAAACGTCGATATCGATCCAGTCGAAAAGTATAGCAGAGATGCTGTGGTTCTCGAAGAGGCCCTGAAGGATGAACCAGAGAATCATCGTTACTGGTTCTACCTTGGTCAAAGTTACTTTGATTCACAGCAATGGGTCAAAGCATCTGAAGCATATGCAAAACGTGCTACTCTCGGTGGTTGGGAAGAGGAGGCATTCTATGCATTGTTTCGTGTAGCAATTTGTTCTTCCTTGCTAGAGGAACCAATTGACGTTCAAGCACACAAGTATATGCAGGCATATGACTACAGACCGATTCGTGCAGAACCTTTGCATCAGATTTCTCGAATGTATCGCATGAACAACATGCCACGGGCAGCATATCTTTATGCAAAACAAGCAGCATCTTTACCTTATCCACATGGTGATATTTTATTCCTCGCAGATGAAGTATACAAGTGGCAGGCACTTGATGAACTGGGTGCGACTGCGTTCTATTGTCACGACTACGAAGTTGGATTCCATGTGATGGAGAAACTCGTCAGTGAAAGGCACTATCCCGACTCGGAACACACCCGTATGCTTGAGAACCACCGTCAGTATTCACTGAAGGTTCAGGAACTACACAAGCAGAGAGAAGAACAGCGACAAGCAGAAGTAGAGGCACAGAAGCAAAAGAAGGACAAAGAAGTCCGAAAGAAGAATTCCTACAAGAAGCGAAAGGGTAAGAAGTGAACGCGACAATTGTGAAAATCGAAAAACTACATGATGATGTTATTATGCCTAGTCACGCCACCTCCGGATCGGCATGTTTTGACATCCATGCCTATGTTCCAGACAAACAGATGGTGACTATTTACGATAGGTTTAATTCTGCCTTTGATGTCCCGTGTTCGGATGACGGCACTAGGTTAGAAGCAGGAGAGAGAATGCTGGTGCCTACTGGATTCGCCCTTTCAATGCCTTATAATTATTCTGTTCGTCTTCATGCACGTTCTGGAATTTCTTTGAAGAATGGGGTTGCATTAGCAAATTCACAGGGTATAATAGATGCAGACTATCGAGAGGAAGTTTTCGTATTGCTTCATAATACAACACAACAACCTTTCATTATTAATCATGGAGACAGAATCTGTCAAGGCGAGGTCTTTGAACGTGTGAACTTTTCCTTCGAGGAAGTGGAGACCGTTAAGGACGAAGATCTCGAACGTGTTGGTGGATTCGGCAGCACTGGAGTGAAGAATGACTAGAGATGAATTACTGAAACATCACGCCGAACTGTCTACACAGGCAAGAGAACTGATGAACCTCAAGAATCGTGACTATGCCGGTAGCGGTGGTGAAGAACCATTTGCAAACTTCACTCGTTGTGAGGCGATGGGCATCTGCAATACTGAACAGGGATTTATGGTTCGACTAACAGACAAGATGAGTCGCTTGAGTTCCTTCGTACAATCTGGTAAGATGCATGTTGAGGACGAGTCTTTTCAAGATACCTGCCTCGATGTGATTAACTATATGGTTCTACTTTCTGCGTATATCAAGGACAAAGATGCCGAGTGATTTCTTCTACACTAATGTGTCAATGATTGGCGACTACATCCTCTACCGAGGAATCAAAGACGGACAACCCACCCAGATTCGAGAAAAATACAACCCGACACTCTTCCTTCCATCAAACGAGAAAACTAAGTATCGCACGTTGGACGGCAAGTTTGTCGAACCGATCAAACCCGGACAAGTTTCAGACTGTCGGGAGTTTGTTCGTAAGTATGATGGAGTCCAAGGGTTCCAAGTCTACGGCAACACTGACTATGTGTATCAGTTCATCGGTGACATCTTTCCCAAAGAAGTCGATTATGACATCGACAAGATCAAGATTGCCACCATCGACATCGAGACGACATGCGAAGGTGGATTCCCGCAGATATCAGATCCCAACGAAGAAGTGATCACGATCACATACTGCCTTGATGGTAAGTATTTCGTTTTCGGTCTTGGTGAGTTCGATCTACCGGAAGAGTACGAGCAATACTCCTTCGACAACGAAGAGGATCTACTCCGCACATTCTTGGAATTGTGGAACGAGGATCATCCAGACATCGTGACCGGATGGAACATCAAGTTCTTTGATATCCCATACCTTGTCAACCGAATGGTTCGAGTGTTGGGTGAACGGGAAGTTAACCTTCTTTCCCCGTGGAAGAAGATCAGATCGAAGACGATCCAACGAATGAATCGAGAGCATGAGACTTTCCAGATCATGGGTGTTTCTGTTCTCGACTATCTCGACCTGTACCGAACATTCACTTATGTGAACCAAGAATCATATCGACTCGATCACATTGCCAATGTGGAACTCGGTGATGCGAAACTATCTTACGACGAGTTCGACAGTATGGCAGAGTTCTACAAGAAAGACTTCCAGAAGTTTGTCGAGTACAATGTCAAAGATGTGGAACTGATCGTTCGGTTGGAAGAGAAACTCAAACTCATCGAACTGTCATTGGCACTTGCGTACTCTGCCAAGGTAAACTTCGAGGATGTGTTCTCCCAAGTTCGAACGTGGGATCAGATCATCTATCATTATCTGTCGGAACAGAACATTGTGATTCCGATGAAGTCGGGTTCCAAGAAGGATGAACAATTCGCTGGTGCGTATGTTAAGGATCCAATCGTGGGACAACACGACTGGGTTGTGTCTTTCGACCTGAACAGTCTGTATCCCCACTTGATCATGCAATACAACATCAGTCCTGAGACGAAGATCGAACAGGACAAAGATTACATGATTACGCCTAATGGTATCCTTGAGGGAAGTGATCGTCCGAAGAAGGCCTTACTCAACCACAAGAGCAAGGACTACTCGATCGCTGCCAACGGAACGTGCTACCGTCGAGACGTTCAGGGGTTCCTCCCTGCGTTGATGGAGAAGATGTACGAAGAACGTAGCATGTACAAGAAGAAGATGATTGAATGTCAGAAGCAGAAGGAGAAAGATCCCGACAATCGGGAACTAGACTACCAGATTGCAAAGTTCAACAACTTCCAGTTGGTTCGTAAGATTCAATTGAACTCTGCTTATGGTGCGATTGGTAATCAATACTTCCGCTACTTCGATGTCGATATGGCAGAAGCAATCACCTTGTCCGGGCAGTTGAGTATTCGCTGGATTCAGGATTCACTAAACAAGTTCCTGAACAATGCTCTCGACTCCGATGACAAAGACTACATCATCGCAAGTGACACAGACAGTGTGTACATTCGTCTTGGTGATCTGGTGGACAAGGTTTGCAAGAAGAAGGACGATACATCCATCGTAGATTTCCTTGATGATTCGTGCGAGAAGATCATCGAACCATTCATCGAGAAGGAGTACAATCGACTCTCTCGCCTGATGAATGCATACACCAACAAGATGGTGATGGGTAGAGAAGTCATTGCGAACAAGGGTATCTGGACTGCCAAGAAACGGTACATGCTCAATGTGTTCGACTCCGAAGGTGTTCGGTACGCCGAACCGAAACTCAAGATCATGGGTATCGAAACGAGTCGGAGTTCAACTCCTGCCATCGTTCGCAAGAAACTCAAGGAGGTGATCGGGTTGATCATGTCTACGGATGAGGATACCATCATCAAGTTCATCGAGGAGTTCCGGGATGAATTCAATCAACTCGATCCCGAGGAGATCTCGTTCCCGCGTTCCGTGTCCGGCATGGAGAAGTATCAAGACAGCAACACTGTCTACGCGAAGGGCACACCAATCGCAGTCAAGGGATCTCTGATATATAATAGGATGATCAAGAACAGCGGGTTGTCTAGAAAATACAGATCAATCGTCGAGGGAGATAAGATCAAGTTCACTTACCTCAAGGTTCCAAACCCAACGAACGATCAGGTTATCGCCTTCCCGAACAGTCTACCAAAAGAACTTGACATACACAGGTTTGTAGACTATGATCTACAGTTTGATAAAAGTTTCCTCGATCCACTGAAAAACATTCTCAATGTGGTTGGATGGAACACAGAAAAAGTTAACACACTAGAATCCTTTTTTGCATAGGAGATACAGAATGAAATGGATTGAAGTAAATTATGTGTGGTTGGATGGAAACACCACACCACAACTTCGTAGTAAGACTAAGTTGATTGAAGTAGAAGATGAACAGGAGAGTATGAATCTCCAGATGATTCCAGAGTGGTCCTACGATGGATCTAGTTGCAACCAAGCAGATCCACACAAGAGTGATCTTATTCTTCGACCATACAGTCTGTCGAAGACACCGTGGGAAACCTTCGTTGTGTTCTGTGAGGTATTCAACTCAGACGGCGAGACACCACACGAAACAAACTATCGTGCGCCTCTTCGTATGACTCTCAAAGATAATCCAGAAACCAGAGATTACTGGTTCGGAGTCGAACAGGAGTATGTCATCTACAACACCGAAAGTGGCACGGTTCTTGGGTGGGAACAGGGTACACCCGGACCACAAGGTCCGTACTACTGTGGTGTCGGTGGAATGCGGACTGTCGGACGAAACTTTGTCAATGAACACTATGCAGTCTGTAAGACAATGGGAGTTCCGATCGAAGGTGCAAACGCCGAAGTGATGCTCGGACAATGGGAGTATCAGGTTGGATATATGGACGCACTAACTGTTGCTGATCAACTTTGGATGGCAAGGTACATGGCAGAAATTATCAGTGAGCGATATAAGTATTCCATTAGTCTCCATCCCAAACCAAAGAGCGGTGACTGGAACGGTTCGGGCGCACACATCAACTTCTCGACTCCATCCATGCGTATGGCAAAGTCATCCAGTATGGAATACCTAGAAAGTGTTTGTGATGAGTTCGGTAATCATCCTGACCTGATTCGTGTGTATGGTGAAGACAATAATCTTCGACTGACAGGAAAGCATGAGACTGCACATATCGAGGACTTCTCGTATGGTGTTTCGGATAGAACCAAGTCTATTCGAATTCCTGTGGATACTGCAAACGAAGAACGAGGACATCTCGAAGATCGAAGGCCTGCGGCGAACATGGATCCATATCAGGCGTTTACATCTATTATTGGTGTATTGCAACAAGTACCAGTGGCCGAGATCCGCGGCGGCGAAAAGACAGAGGTCGAGCATGAAGTTAAAAGTGGAACTTGAACATGCAACATTAAAGGTTGCACATAATTTAATTTCTGATAGAATAGATGATCTTGGTAGGAGTATAAAATTCCTCATGAAAGACAAGAGTTGTCCAAAGGACGTATTAGAAGATAAAATGGAACGGCGTGAAAAATTGCGTGAAGCACAAGAAGATATTGGGAGATTACACAATGAGTTTTCTTAATGAAATGATTAGCAAGACAGGCAACAAGTATGCAAGTGTTGTTGCAGATGGTCTTGATGGGAGTGATGTAGATGGGTTCGTTGATACTGGGTCTTATGCTTTTAATGCTCTGCTTTCTGGCAGTTTGTACGGGGGTATACCTGATAATAAAATTCTTGCGATCGCTGGCGAAAGTGCAACTGGTAAGACGTACTTTACGATTGGCATTGTACATAAATTTCTCCGTGATAACCCTGATGGTGTTGTTCTGTATTTTGATAGCGAGCAGGCAGTAACTTCTGACATGTTCAGAGATCGTGGATGTGATCCGGATAGAGTCGCAGTTTTTCCTGTTGCTACGGTAGAAGACTTCCGACATCAAGCAATCACGGTTGTGGACAACTACCTTGAACTTGCAAAGAAGGATCAGAAACCAATGCTGATCTGTCTTGATTCTCTTGGTATGCTTTCGACTGCCAAGGAGATGGAAGATACCGCAGAAGGTAAGGGTACGAGAGACATGACTCGGGCCCAAGTGATCAAGGCAACTTTCCGTGTACTGACTCTCAAGTTGGGTAAGGCAGGTATTCCCCTGATCATGACTAACCATACTTACGATGTGGTTGGTTCTATGTTCCCACAAAAGACTATGGGTGGTGGTTCTGGACTGAAGTATGCTGCTTCGACCATCGTATATCTTTCGAAGAAGAAGGTGAAGGAAGGAACCGATGTCATCGGAAATATCATTCACTGTAAACTCTTCAAGGGAAGAATGACAAAGGAGAACTCGATGATTGATGTCATGCTCAATTATGACGAGGGACTCAATCCATACTATGGACTTGTCGAGATTGCCCTTAAGTACGAGATCTTCAAGAAGGTTTCTACTCGTTTGGAAATGCCAGACGGAAGTAAGGTTTTCGAGAAGGTTCTATATAAAACTCCAGAGAAGTATTTCACTCCAGAGGTAATGAAGCAAATGGAAGTTGCCGTTGCTAAGGAATTCAAATACGGCATTGAAGAAGAAATCGAACAAAAGGAAGAAGAAAATGTCGAAGACAGCATTCAGTAATACATACGAATTTATCGAGTACAAGTCAGAAGACGAACTACTCGAAGGCGCCCTCAAGGTAACTGATGGTGACTACAAGGACCTCGTATATCGATATGGACTGGTACAGTTCAAAGAGAACGAGGGACAGATGATCATGAATTTCCAGTTTGAGATTCTTGAGAATCCACATGAAGTAAAGACCGAGGACAACGGCGACCTCATCGATTATATGGGAGATGTTTTATGCGAAATCATGGAAGAAGAGTTGCAAAATCCCAAAGATGTGGTAGAATATGAGGAAGAACAGTTCGACGAGAAAATGCAGTCAACTGTTGAAAAGATGAAATCTGACATCGAGGAAATGAGGTCTTCTTCTAGTGAATCCCGAGAACAATACCGTCGAGAAACTGATACTCCAGAATCTGATTCTGAATGAAGAGTATTCTCGCAAAACCGTACCATTTTTACATGCAGACTATTTTCACGACATCGTAGAAAAGACTCTGTTCAAGTCCGTCCAAGATTTTATCCTAGAGTATGGCAATCGTCCCACGAAAGAGGCGATTGTTATCTCTTTGGATGGAAAAAAGAATCTGACTCAAGATCAGTTCAACGATTGCGTTGATATTCTCAATGATCTATGTGACTCATTTACCGAACAGGATGATGAGTGGTTGTATGAGAAGAGTGAAAAGTTTTGTAAGGACAAAGCAGTATATAATGCCATCATGGACTCTATCCAGATCATTGATGGTAAGAATGAAACACGAACAGAAAACGCCATACCTGAAATTCTATCAGAGGCCCTGTCCGTTTCGTTTGATACTCACATCGGACATGATTACATCGAAGATGCCGACGAACGCTATGAATTCTACCACAAGACGGAATCTAAAATCCCATTTGATCTTGAGATGTTCAACACTATCACACAAGGCGGAACACCGAAGAAAACACTCAACATGATTCTTGCCGGTACTGGTGTGGGTAAGTCTTTGTTTATGTGTCATCATGCAGCAGCGTGTCTTTCACAAAACAACAACGTGTTGTACATCACCTGTGAGATGGCAGAGGAACGTATTGCAGAACGTATTGATGCAAACCTCATGGACATTACTATGGATGACATGAAGGCACTACCAAAGCAGATCTACGACAAGAAGTTAGAAACTGCAACTCAAGGTTGTACAGGTAAATTGATTGTCAAGGAATATCCTACTGCCACGGCACATGTCAATCACTTCAGGGCATTGCTCGATGAATTAAAACTAAAAAAGAAGTTTATTCCTGATATTATTTTTATTGATTACCTAAATATCTGTGCTTCGTCACGAATGAAGCAAAATGCAAACGTAAACTCCTACACATATATCAAGGCCATCGCGGAAGAACTTCGCGGTCTTGCAGTTGAAAGGAATGTTCCAGTCTTCTCAGCAACACAAACAAACCGATCTGGATTCAACAACAGTGATGTTGGACTTGAAGATACGTCCGAGTCATTCGGGTTGCCAGCAACGGCAGATTTGATGTTTGCTTTGATTTCTACCGAAGAACTAGAAGAGCAGAATCAGATTATGGTCAAGCAGTTGAAGAACAGATATAATGACGTTGTTACGAACAAGAAATTTGTTCTTGGCATCACCCGTGCAAAGATGAAATTGTTTGATGTGGATCCGAATGAGCAAACTGGATTGGTAGATACTAATCTAACAGAAGATACAGAGTATGGTAATGGATTTGGTGAGGACTCGTTCAAGCAGAAATTTGCTGGATGGAATGTTTGATGTCAACGTATATTGATAAGAAGTTTATTAATTTTCTTTCGCCTCAACTAGAAAAGTTCGCTTGGAAGCGAGACAATCTGGCAAATTGCAGATGTCCTATCTGTGGTGATTCAAAGAAAAACAAGAACAAGGCCCGTGGGTTCTTCTTCCAGAAGGGAACCGACTTCTTCTACAAGTGTCACAATTGTGATGCCAGTTTTTCTTTGTATCGATTACTTGAACAGATTGCCCCAAACTTAATGAAAGAGTATTCCCTAGAGCGGTGGAAGAATGGAGAGACAAATAAATCGAACTACGTAAAACCGAGGGAAAAAGAGATGTTCAAGTTTTCGAAACCAAACCCAAAACCCAGACCAGAAATTCTAAAGGGTGTGCCTTGTATCAAGGAATTACCCAAAGATCATCAGTGTATTGAGTTTGTCAACATGCGAGGTATTCCAAAGGAACACTGGGACAAGTTATACTACACAGATAACTTCGGATCGTTCATGAAAAGAATTGATCCAGATCGTTATGATGTAGTAGGAGCAGAACCCAGACTTGTCATACCGTTCTTCAATAAGGATGGGGAAGTTGTAGCAGCACAAGGACGTTCCATCAATTTCAAAGACGATGCCAATCGAAGACGAACTGTCAAGTATCTCACAGTAAAGAGCGACAAGTCTTCTGATCGACTGTGGTATGGACAATGGAGAGTCAATCCAAAGAAAACAATTTACATCGTAGAGGGCCCTCTCGATAGTCTATTCTTGCGTAACTCAATTGCAATGGTTGGTGCCGGCGCACTTGATCAAATCCCAGCACATCTCAAGCACAGTGATGGTGTCTATGTATTGGACAATGAACCAAGGAACATTCAGATAGTTCGATATAACGAAAGACTGATTGAACTCGGCAAGAAAATTTGCATTTGGCCTTCTGCTGTCAAGGAGAAGGATATCAATGATATGGCATACAACAAATCGACTCGAACGATCGAGAAGGTTATCAACGACAACACATTTAGTGGGATGAAAGCAACCCTCAAACTAAATCAATGGAGAAGAGTATAATATGAGAGTTTTGGATAGAGGACATGTTCAACTCGTCGATCACATGGGAAGTGATTTGACCGTTTGTAATGCAGCAAGAGTTTCATTCAATAAAGAAAGTGATTGGTGTACAGACGAAGCAGCAGTCACCCGACTTGCCGAAAGTGGTTCCCAATACCACCCAGAGGACGTAAGGGATTTGTGTGATGGTGATAAGAAGTTGATCCGTTACCTTGCGACTCATGGACATTGGACGCCCTTTGCACATCCGCAGATCACGTTGAGAATCAAGGCACCCGTGTCGATTCGCACTCAGTTCTTCAAGCACAAGCAAGGATTCGTTGAAAACGAGATCTCTCGTCGTTATGTTTCATTCGAACCAGAGTTTTACTACCCATCCTGGCGAGGGAAACCAACGGATGGTGCAAAGCAAGGCAGTGATGACTTCATTTCGGTTCATCCTGAGGCAGAGAAGAACTTTGATAATGTGATGCGTCTTGCAATGTATACATACAATGAACTACTTCGTAATGGAGTCGCTCCAGAGCAAGCACGATTCGCTCTCCCGCAGGGAATGTACACGGAATGGTTCTGGACGGGTTCTCTTGCTGCGTATGCAAGATTCTATAAGCAACGCATCGATGAACACGCACAATGGGAGATTCGAGAATACGCGGCGACGATTGGTAGGGTAATTCAACCCCTTTTCCGTGAATCGTGGAAGTATCTCACGGCATAAATAATAAAAAAGGAGTCTATTTTATGCCCTCAGCATATCACGAAATAATAATCGAACAGGGTGAAACCCTATCATTATACTTGACATTCAAGGACGCAACTGGTGCAGTTAAAGATCTTTCTGGTCACACCGCCGATATGATGTGTCGTCGATCTGCTCTTGCAGACGCTATTTTGTTTCATGCTCAGGGTTCTATAAATGCAGACGACAGTGTATCCTTTTCTGGATTAACTGGTGGTGGTTTGACTGGTGAATATACTCCGGGAAATACATTTGCAGGGACTGCTGGTTCGGGTGGAATAACTCTGAACTCAAGCAGTGCAGGTGCAACTGGCACAACTGGAGGAATTCTCATTAATATGGATGCTGCTACCACTAAGAATCTACCACGCGGAAGATTCTTTTATGATCTAGAAATTAATCAACAAGGAACTGTGACTAAAGTTATTAGTGGTAGATTTGAAGTTCTTGGGGAGATCTCTAGATGAGTCAGAACCGAGTAGAAATTCAACAATCAAATCCAAGCATAACCATTGCATCTAACGCTGGTTTACCGGGTCCAGTGGGTCCACAGGGTGATGATGGAACTGTTGCACAGGCAGGCGCTCCGGGAAACACAGGTAATACAGGAAACACAGGTAATACAGGAAACACCGGACCCCAAGGAACAACTGGTAACACAGGAAACACCGGACCCCAAGGAACAACGGGAAACACTGGTAACACCGGACCCCAAGGAACTGCTGGATCTGATTCTACTGTTGCTGGTCCTCAAGGAAATACTGGTAACACTGGTAACACCGGACCCCAAGGAACTGCTGGATCTGATTCTACTGTTCCTGGTCCTCAAGGAACTGCTGGTAACATCGGACCCCAAGGAACAACTGGTAACACTGGTAACACCGGACCCCAAGGAACTGCTGGTAACACCGGACCCCAAGGAACAACTGGTAACACTGGTAATACGGGCCCTCAAGGAACTGCTGGATCTGATTCTACTGTTGCTGGCCCTCAAGGAAACACAGGTAATACAGGAAACACCGGACCTCAAGGAACTGCTGGTAACACCGGACCCCAAGGAACAACTGGTAACACAGGAAACACCGGACCCCAAGGAACTGCTGGTAACACAGGACCCAGAGGTGCAGGAGGAACCCTTGCATTCCTTTATGTGAACGGACCCGTTGGTGCTTCTGGTGCTTCTCTCGAAGGATTGAGTCTTGGAGTGTCTGGTGCTGGTATCACATTGATTTTCAATGGTGGTGAGACAAATGCTCAGGTAACATTCGAAGTGTCAGCAACAGGTAATAGTGATGGTTCGGGTGATCCGGTTAATACTAGTACCGTGCGGGCCGCCGGCGCATTGATGGACGATGAACTTGCCACTGCAAGTCCTACATTCGCTGGTGTTTCTGCTGCTGGTATTAGTGCTGATATCGTTAACATTGGAAATGTGATTAAATTCACCAGTGGTATGACTGCTGCATCTATTGTTACTACAGTGAACGGTGTTTCTGGTGATGTTACGATTTCTGGGAGTAGCGAAGAAGACTTTACTACAGCACTGAAGAACAAACTCGACGCTATTGAAGCAAGTGCTGATGTAACCGATGCTACCAATGTAACATCAGCAGGTGCCTTGATGGATTCTGAACTTACATCTATAGCAGACGTTAAGGCACTGAACCAATCAGTCGTAACATCCGCACACCCCACATTTGCTGGTGTTTCTGCTGCTGGTGTCAGTGCAAACTTTGTAGATATTGGTGATCAGATCAAGTTCACCAGTGGTATGACTGCTGCATCCATTGTAACTACAGTCAATGGTGTGTCTGGTGATGTCACACTTGTTGTCACCGATCAAAACTTTACCGATGATGATCATACTAAACTTAATGGTATTGAAGCAAGTGCCGATGTGACTGATGCTACAAACGTGGCAGCAGCAGGTGCATTAATGGATTCAGAACTTTCATCTATCGCAGATGTCAAGGCATTAGATCAATCAGTAGTATCCGGTGCAAGTCCTACATTCGGCACGGCCAACTTCACTGACGCTTCCAATAAGCGTCTGATGACGGATGCACAGGAATCGAAGTTGGACGGAATTGAAGCAAGTGCTGATGTAACCGATGCTACCAATGTGGCAGCAGCAGGTGCATTAATGGATTCTGAACTTGCGTCTATAGCAGATGTCAAGGCACTAGATCAGTCAGTCGTATCAGGTGCAAGTCCAACATTTGCCGCAACCAACTTTACTGGAATCACACACACTGACGAGAATTTTACTGCTGCCGATCACACTAAACTTAATGGAATCGAAGCAAGTGCTGATGTGACTGATGCCACTAATGTAGCATCTGCGGGTGCATTAATGGATTCCGAACTTGCGTCTATTGCAGATGTTAAAGCATTAGATCAATCAGTAGTATCCGGTGCAAGTCCTACATTTGCGGCAACCAACTTTACTGGAATCACACACACCGACGAAAACTTTACTGCTGCCGATCACACTAAACTCAATGGAATTGAAGCAAGTGCTGATGTGACCGACGCTACCAATGTGGCAGCAGCAGGTGCATTAATGGATTCCGAACTTTCGTCCATTGCAGATGTCAAGGCACTAGATCAGTCAGTCGTGTCTGGTGCAAGTCCAACATTCGGAACAGCCAACTTCACTGATGCATCAAACAAGCGGTTAATGACAGATGCACAAGAATCAAAGTTGGATGGTGTGGAAGCAAGTGCTGATGTAACTGATGCTACCAACGTGGCGGCAGCAGGCGCACTAATGGATTCAGAACTTACATCCATCGCAGATGTTAAGGCACTAAACCAATCAGTCGTAACAACTGCACATCCAACATTCGCTGGTGTTTCTGCTGCTGGTGTTTCTGCCAACTTTGTAGATGTCGGCGATCAAATTAAGTTTACCAGTGGTATGACTGCTGCATCTATTGTTACCACCGTAAATGGTGTTTCTGGTGATGTTACGATTTCTGGGATTAGCGACGAAAACTTTACTACAGCACTGAAGAACAAACTAGATGGTATTGAAGCAAGTGCTGATGTAACTGATGCTACCAATGTAACATCTGCCGGTGCCTTGATGGATTCAGAACTTTCATCTATAGCAGATGTTAAAGCATTGGATCAATCGGTAATATCAGGTGCAAGTCCAACATTCGGAACGGCCAACTTTACCGATGCGTCTAACAAGAGGTTGATGACGGATGCACAGGAATCGAAGTTGGACGGAATCGAAGCAAGTGCTGATGTAACCGATGCTACCAATGTAACATCTGCCGGTGCCTTGATGGATTCTGAACTTACATCTATAGCAGATGTTAAGGCACTGAACCAATCAGTCGTAACATCCGCAAATCCAACATTCGCTGGTGTTTCTGCTGCTGGTGTCAGTGCTGACATAGTTGATGTTGGAAATATGATTAAGTTTACCAGTGGTATGACTGCCGCATCTATTGTGACTACAGTGAACGGTGCATCCGGTGATGTTACGATTTCTGGTGGTACAGTCACCTCCTCTTATTCGGGACACCTTGAATCTGCAATCGTGAAAACATACTACCTCGATCCCAGAGTTCCTGTAGGAAGAACCGTGACTGAGTTCTACGCAATCTGTGGAACTGGTGGATGTTCCGCTGTTATTGCTGGACAAAACGGAACAATCTCTACGATCAGTGTTTCTCCTACTGGTGCGACTGGATCTCTTGCGAATACCACACTTCCAGTGGGGGGTACTCTTGACATGACTCTTAGTAGTGTAGTTGGATGTTTCGATCTCCGATTTGCAGTGAGGTACACGCAATGAATTGGTTCGGCGGAGTAATGAACGGAAATAATACTGCAATGGAATTTCAGATAGAATTTTCCAGTGCCTTCGGTACAGTTCAACAATTAACAAAAGGTAGTGGTAGTGGTGCAACTGGGGATCATATTTATATTGATTGGGGTGATGGTAGTGCAATTCAAAGATTCAGTGATATAGCAAGCGGCGCAGGGCATACATATGGCGGTACTGGACCATATAGAATTAGGTCTTGGCAACAAGACTTTGATATAAATAATCCAGACAATGATTGGGCCTTTGACAATTTCTATAAGTATAGTAACACCGACGAAACCCTATGGAGGGGAATTGCCACCACCCTCTCGGCCGCATCCCAAATAATTAGTTTTGGTTTGATTATGTACAATGCCAAAGGCGATGGGAATGGATTACAATTCGGAGAAAGAAGATTCGTCCCCGGGTGGGATATGGCTCACGTTCAGAATTACCCAATCATTTCCTCTACATCTGAGAAAAATCTGCAACGCTTCTTTCAATCTTCTAAGGGTTATACAGCGATATGGAAAGATCCATACGGAAATAACAAAAAACTGTATTGGTTCGACCATCCAGATTACTCCCCGGGTGTTTTCTCACTAAGTTTTTTCGGTCAAACTGACTTTAACTGTTATGTTGGTGGGTGGAATATGAGCAATACCACTAACCTTGCAAGTATATTTCGCTCCACTGCTTTTAATAATGACGGTGTAGATGATCTCAATAATTGGGATACATCGAATGTTGGATCCTTTTCTCAAACTTTTAGATCTTGCACTACATTCAATCTTGACCTTTCTAGTTGGTCCTTTGCGAGTGCAATTTCACTACAGAGAATGTTTCAGAGTGCTAGTTCCTTTAACCAAGATATTAGTGCGTGGGGAACGAATGACGGTGGTATGTCCACTGGTGCCGGTCCTTTTTCTAATATGTTAGACGGCACTGCTATGTCTGTTGAAAACTATAGTAAGTGGTTAATCTGCCTCGCAAACTGGGCATTTGATAATAATCTCACTGGTTCCGAACTTCTCGGTGCGAATGGGTGCGAATACGACAACACAACCTACAACGGCATCGGGTCGGGTGAATACACGGATGCTGTAAGTGCGAGAAATTATCTAGATGCCACGTTGAATTGGACGATAAGCGGAGACAGTCAAGTATAATGCCACAATTTATAGCAACTCAAACTACATGGTGGATCGCACATAACGATGATGATGTCGTGCATAGTGGCACTATAACTGAGGGTCTTAGAGTTACAACTGGTCAACCAAATCTAGAAACCTTCGACAATCGAAGAGACTGGGAAGACCGACTGTTGATCCTAAATAACAATGTCGATCTATATGAAGACGAGGAAGAAGAGTTGATTGATCCAAATGAACTCGATGAGATTCTTTACATGGATCAGGTGGATCATTTGTTATACGGTGACAAACAATTCAGACATGTTGCGAATCCATATCGCAGAGAAGATACATAGTAAAAAGGAGAATTACAATGAAATCATTATATCCAATGGCAGACATCATGACCCTCATGACTAAGATCGAGGGTAACATCACCAAACTCGGTGTGATTTACACCTCAGTAGAAGAACGAAACGCAATCGACGAAGGTCTGATTGACCAGTTTGTTGTGACAGCAGGACAGTTAACCACTGCTGCCAATGCACTCAAGGGCATCACTTTCGACGGTGGATAAACTTTACGGTTATTGCTTGACGCTCGTATTTGTTCTGCTATAATACATAACTTATTGATATACAAAATTCAGAGGAGTGACACTTATTATGTGTGATGAATTACCTACGCTATACCAGTCTTTTATTCACCTATCACGGTATTCCCGTTGGTTGGAAGAAGAAGGACGCAGAGAGACCTGGCCCGAAACGGTTGCCAGATATTTTGATTTCTTTGAGACCCATCTCAAGGAAGAATGTAATTTTAAGGTAACGAAAGATCAGAGGAACGAACTTGAAAAAGCAGTTCGTGAACTCAAGATCATGCCTTCCATGAGAGCGTTGATGACTGCTGGTGAGGCACTGAGACGCGACAATATTGCAGGATACAACTGTGCATACTGCGAAGCGAGTCGTCCTCGTTCCTTCGATGAGATCCTCTACGTTCTCATGTGCGGGACAGGAATGGGTTTTAGCGTAGAACGTGATGTCGTAGATAGACTTCCAACGATTGCAGAGGAATTTGATGCGAGTGATACAGTCATTGTCGTCGGTGATTCGAAGATGGGTTGGGCGAAGGCCTACAAAGAACTCACCTCGCTACTCATTGGTGGTCAGATACCACAATGGGACTTATCAAAAGTTCGTCCTGCGGGAGCAAGACTTAAGACCTTCGGCGGTAGAGCATCTGGCCCGCAACCCCTTGAGGACTTATTCCGATTCACGGTGGAGACTTACCGTAAGGCCGCAGGTAGAAAACTCACTACCGTCGAGTGCCACGATATCATCTGTAAGATTGCTGAAATTGTTGTAGTCGGTGGTGTCCGTCGCTCTGCTCTTATCTCATTGTCATCTCTTACTGATGAACGAATGAGAGATGCAAAGACTGGACAGTGGTGGGAACATAACGCACAACGGGCCCTTGCAAACAACTCCGTTGCATATAAGAGTACACCCGAAATTGGTACGTTCATGGAAGAGTGGTTGTCTCTCTATAAGTCAAAGAGTGGCGAGCGAGGTATGTTTAGTCGTGCTGCATGTCAGGATCAGGTAAAGAAGATCGTTGACGAACGCCGAGATCCAAACTACAACTTCGGAACCAACCCATGCAGCGAAATCATCTTGCGTGATCGTGAGTTCTGTAATCTAACAGAAGTTGTCGTTCGTGCTGATGACACAATAAAGACTCTCAAGGAAAAGGTTCGTCTTGCAACGATCCTCGGAACATGGCAGTCTACCCTTCTGAACTTCAAGTACCTGTCTAGTGAGTGGACGAAGAACTGTGAAGAAGAAAGACTTCTTGGTGTTTCTCTCACGGGTATCATGGACAACGAACTGCTTAATGGTTCTACCAACGGTAAACTTGCAGGAACCCTCGAAGATCTCAAGGCACATTCTGTTGATATCAACAAGACATGGGCAAAGAAACTACACATCAACCAATCTGCTGCTATCACTTGCGTGAAACCAAGTGGAACAGTTTCGCAGTTGGTCGATGCTGCATCTGGTATTCATGCTCGACACAATCCTTATTACATTCGTACCGTCCGTGCGGATATCAAGGATCCTCTGTGTGTGTTCATGAAGGAAAAGGGTTTCCCATGTGAACCAGATGTAATGAAACCAGAACACACGATGGTTTTCTCGTTCCCACAGAAGTCACCTGATAAGGCGATTTGTAGAACGGATCTGACTGCCATCGAACAACTTGAACTTTGGTTGACATACCAGAGACATTGGTGTGAACACAAACCTTCTATCACGGTTTCCGTTAAGGAAGACGAATGGATGGAAGTTGGTGCATGGGTATACGATCACTTCAACGAGATGTCAGGAGTTTCATTCCTTCCATTCTCAGATCACACATACAGACAAGCACCATATCAGGATTGTACCAAGGAAGAGTACAATGAACTATTGAAGACGCTTCCAGAAAACATCGATTGGTCTGGCCTCGGAGAGTACGAGAAGGAAGATCAGACCGCTGGAACACAAACATTTGCATGTACAGGCAACTCTTGTGAAATCGTAGATTTAACAAACTGATCTAAAACATAAAGGAGAAAAATTATGAAAATGATCAATGCTATTATTACATCATGTCTTTTCAGCGGAGTTGCTGTAGGACAGGATATGGACAACGACGCATTCAGTCTTGTCCTCGCTGATGCCTCAACAAGAGCATCACTCAATGACAATCATCTCGGCATCAACGTCGGTGGTTTCATTCAAACTGGTTGGGAGTATTCCAACGGTGGTGGACTTCCCGCCCAAAATGGGTTTTCGGTTGACCGCGCCCGTCTTACCTTCTCAGGAGATACGGGTAACGAGAGTTTCTCTTACCTCGTCAGTGGTGAATGGTCGGACGCCACCAACAGTTTCGATCTACTCGATGCTGTCGTCACTCTTCGTATGTTCGAAGAAGCAAACATTCGAGTCGGACAGTTCGTTCCCCAGTTCTATGCTGGATACGTCACTGATCCAACTCAACTCACAACCCTGAACTATAGTGTCACGGCACTTACCTTCGGACAGGGACGCGGTGCAGGTGTTGAGGCCTTCCGATCATTCGGAGACTTCGAAGTCAGTGCCTTCTACAACAATGGTTTCGATACTGCTGGTGTAGGAGTTGGTGACAACAAGTATGCTATCGGTGTCGCAGCGAATTATCATGTGAATGATTCGGTATCACTCAACGGTGGTTGGGCATATGATTCTGTCACGGAAGGTGTAAACAGTTTCACCTTTGGTGGTACACTCACCGAGGG